CGGGCCGCGAGGCCCGTGCACGGTGCTCACTGGTGCCGTGTTTCCACCCTCAGCCAGTTTCCTCTGGCTGAGAGCCGTCAAGATGTGAGGGACCGTGTCGTTCTTTCCGGAAAACAAACACCGGAGGTTTTCGAAGTATGGTTTCCATACTTTTGAGACCCGAGCGAACGGTTTTTCCAGTTGGGTTCCGTCTGGTGCGTGGTGGGGTGTCACTGACGAGGCGATTTTGTCGCAATGTCATACTGGCACCTGGCCACCACCAATAGACTCCCAAATGGATATTGGTGGCCCCATGTCCTTACACAGGACTTGGGATGAGTTTCCTGAGACATCTCTGATCAAGGCTTCTCTTACGAGAGGCACGATCGGGATGGTTCAGATGCTCGGTTACGTGTATGGTCAAAATCCCGCTTCGGCAAAATCTCTTCTCGAGATGGAGACGTTCGGGACTAGCGCCATTGCACGTGTACTTCCCACCAACCCTATCTCATCCCTCTCCACAGCTCTAGGCGAGCTGAAGAAGGATGGATTACCAGCGCTTCCCGGGGCAGGCATGCGCGAACGCGCGGACCTTGCTCATAAAGCCGGGAACGAGTTCCTGAACATAGAGTTCGGGTGGCTCCCTCTGATAAATGATGTCAGATCCTTCTCGAAGGCCGTGAGGAATTCGAAGAGGATCATTGACCAATACGTCAGAGATTCTGATCAAAAGATCAGGCGCAGGTACACACCCAATGCACTAGACCTTACCCCCGAAGTCTTCGTGGGTACCGGCCTTGCGAATGGGCAGAATATTTTCTGCCCCAACTCTACCGTCACGAAGACGACAGAGATCAAGTACTCGTTCTCTGGTGCTTTCCGTTACCATGTGCCCATCGATGATGGGTTCTATGGTCGGCTCGCCAGGTATGAGTCCTTGTCCGCAAAGCTCTACGACACCCGGCTCACGCCGGAATTGTTGTGGAATCTAGCGCCTTGGTCTTGGGCCGTCGATTGGTTCACCAATGCGGGCGATGTCATTCATAACATCTCCCGCCTTGGTCGCGACGGTCTCGTGATGCAGTATGGCTACGCAATGCGACATATGCGCGTCCATGAGTATCATCGGGGAAGTTATAACTTCTCTGATGATGATGGAAAGCACGTGGGAACTGTGGCCCGATCCATTGGGTCAGAGTGGAAGCAACGCGTGGCTGCTCATCCGTACGGCTTTGGATTTACAGATTCATCGCTTAGTGCGATGCAGCTGGCGATCCTCGCCGCCCTCGGTTTAACCCGAGGGCAACGCAACGGCTAGTCGCCGTTCCGTTGCAGAGCCATGCTATCCGAGCATGGTTCTTACTCCAAACAGAATCGGAGCTCCTCCGTGTCCTTCGCAGATCCCCAGTCCATCACGGTCAATGCCGTGGCCCAGTCCATGCCCCGAGTTTCCTCGGGAGTGGGTACAGGGTCGTTCCAGTCGAACGATGGAAATTTCAAGCTGGAGGTGCTGCATTCGTACTCGAAGCGTTCGCGGCACACGATCGTGTTTCGTCAGCGGAAAGTCGCTGCCGACCCATTGATCAGCGCTCAGAACATCGAGTCGAATCAGTCCATCCGTGTCACTTTCGACGGACCGCTTAACCAGAGCTTCACCGTCGCAGAGCAGAAACTGCTCTGGGACGGTTTTGCAACCTGGTTGACAGCGTCTTCCGCTGCGAAGGTGACCCAGCTGCTGGGTGGCGAGAACTGACAGACCGTGGAGCAAGATGGTCGTAGTCGACGAACACGACTCCTAGTGTGGGCGCTTTTGGGCGCCACACTAGGACTCTTCTGGGCGTCGGCTATTGTCATTGCGTTCCTCGCTCTTCGTTGGTTCCTCGTCCAGTAGGGATCCGGCAGGAACATGACAACCTCTAAGCGAGGAGCATGTGAAAAGCCTGATCGAGCTCTGGGCAGAGGTGTCGCTTGAACTCGGCACCTTGTGTTATGTGAGCACCACACGTGATATCAAAACCGTCACGTGTCGGTCTGAACACGAGGGGATATCGTTTCTCACGATATCCCTGTCTGACTTCGGCAAGAGCTTCGAAAAAAGTCTCTCGCTGGAGTATGTCGATCACGACGCCTTTCCTGGTTTTTCCAGATGGCGCGGGCTCCCCCGATTCCTCGGAGGTTTCCTTGATCGCGTGTTCGATCGTGATAGCGGTCGCCTGCTGTCATGCCCTTCCAGAGATTCCATCTATGCTGTACGTCAGCTTACGCGGATGTTCAGCAAGATCGAGATACCCTGCAGTGATGCAAGGAACACTCGTGCTCTGGAAAGGTATGTTCAGTGTGAGCAGGAAGTTCGAGAAAGTGATCGTACCCTCCAGCCTGGTCGTTTAGACGACCTTGCTCGGATGGCCACTTTCTTGTTTGGGGACGTTTTATCCTCTGTAGACAAGGCTGTCTACGATGGATCACTTACCCCCAAGCATGGTCCCGGTTCGACCGCTGATGGGCTCCGCGGAAACGCGAAGTTTGATCAGCGGGAATGGACCGAGAGGCTAGAACGCGTGTTCCCATATGGGGATAACGCGATGCCGAACTGGAGGTATAACTACCTCCTGTCCTCCACGAACTACCTCGAACCTGGCCAAGAAAGACCTGTACAGGTCATTCTTGTGCCTAAGACGCTCAAAACTCCACGCATCATTGCTCGTGAGCCGACCTGCATGCAATACATGCAGCAAGCCATCTGCGAGCAACTGGTCCTGAATCTCGAGAACAGTAAAATCGTTCCCGGGATGATCGGTTTCCTTGACCAAGTTCCTAATCGGGACATGGCTAGGGAGGGCTCCGCTACAGGAGGGTTAGCCACCCTTGACCTGAGTGAAGCTTCCGATCGAGTTTCGAATCAGCATGTACGGTCTCTCCTTAAGTACTTCCCTCACCTCTCTGAGGCGGTGGACGCAACAAGGAGCCGGAAGGCTGATGTGCCTGGTCATGGCGTTATACGCCTTGCCAAGTTCGCGAGTATGGGTTCTGCTCTCTGTTTTCCCATGGAGGCGATGGTCTTCTTGACCCTCATCTTCATGGCAATCCAGTCTGAGCACAGGCGCCGCTTGACCCATCGAGAGATAATATCTCTCAAGGGTAAGGTGCGTGTGTATGGGGATGATCTTATTGTCCCCACACACTACATGAACTCCGTGGTCGCTCACCTTGAGGAATTTGGTCTCAAGGTGAATACCGACAAGTCCTTCGGAACAGGAAAATTCCGAGAGTCTTGCGGGGCTGAGTACTTTGACGGTCACGATGTTTCTATCGTGAAAGTCGGTAGACTCTTGCCCAACGCGCGGAGGGAAGTGAATGAGGTGATAGCCGTTGTCTCTCTGAGGAACCGCCTGTACGAGGCGGGTCTTTGGAGGACAGCGTTCTGGCTTGACTCGAGGATCGACCCTCTTTTAGGGGGTAGATACCCATACGTCAGTCCAGATTCACCTTTGTTAGGTCGGGTGTCGTTTCTCGGTTATGATACCGAGAGGTTGCACCCGAACACCCATAACCCCAATGCTAAGGGTTATGTGGTGCGCGCCCAACCGCGACCTTCACAGGTCTCGGGAGAAGGTGCCCTAATGAAGTGGTTCCTTAAACGCGGCGATGAGCCATTCGCTGACAGGAACCATCTCACTCACTCTGGGCGTCCGCAGTCGCTTAACACACAACTGCGGTGGGCCCGTACGGTTTAACCGTACGAGCATGGGCTTCGGCCCTGTCGGGAGCAGTGATGCTCTCCTTAGGTTTGGTGTTTACACCTGACCTGGGAGCTGCACTGGCTGTGCAGCTCCCGAC